ACCAGATCAGGACGGTTCTCCGAGATTGACCTCGGCATGATGTTCTGCTGCCAGCCAAGGGGCTTCTTGTGCTCAGTCTGGAGGTAAGGCTTCTTCCGGCTTTTACCTCCGGCGGCACCTCTTAGTTCACGGATGAGCGTTCGTGCGGCGTCAACGTTGGTGAACACCAGCGGGTATTCGTTCACCAGCTTGCGGGCGACCGTGCGGTTTGGCAGGTCGGGGAATTCCGCGAGTACTTCCTTGGCGATTTCGTATTTGGTCATGTGGGTGTTATCGTGTTGCTTGAAAGTGCATGGCATCCCTGCCCCAGAAAGCCCCCGCAGAAAGGAAGCCTTCTTTGGCAAACTCCTCCATCACTTCAAAAGGCATGGTTGCTTTGGTGGGCCACGGAGCGTGATTTCCGTTGGTGTCAGGAGCAAAATCACCAGCTGCTCCACGGGCATGAAGGCTGGGCAGACTTCCCCCTCGCATCTTGCGATTGTTGAAGCACCCCGCATACTCAGCAAGAATTTCGGGGTGGGTCTTGCTCAGGCGCTCAAGAACACGTCGAAGCGGTTGGGCAATTTTTTCGTGGCAACGAATCGACTTGACCTTGGTTCCGTCGTAGCGAACACCGAGGCCCGACACGTCCAGCACAACCAGCTTCGACTCATCCCCCGCCTCACCATAGAAAGCCGTCAAACTCTTCTGGTCGCTGCTAGGCCAGGGGTTTGGCGATGGCATCAAGCTGCGGAGATGCTTCTGTGCGGCGGTGATGCTTTTCGGCCCCCAGAAACCGTCAGGAGTTACTCCGATCTTTTCCTGAATGGCTTTGATTTGATCTTGATTCATTCCCAGAATTTGAGCTTGCCCTTGGGTCCGAGGAGGGCGACAGCCGTTCCCCATGCCTGGGCTTTGCTCGCCCTTAGCCCGTATCTGAGAAGTTGCAAGCGGAAATGTTCGTGGATGATCACCGCAGGGGGAAACTTGGGCAGCTTTCCTTCATACTGCTTCTTGAGCCATAGACTCCCTCCCGTAAGCAGGTCACACAGGTAGTCGTGCTCCAAAGAAGGGACTTCGCAAAGACCGTCTGGGGTATAATACAGCGGAGGTCCCCAAAGAATTGGAGGAGTGCTCGCCTTGTTGAAGGTGTAACCTGCTGGGATTGTGTAACTTAGGTGCTGGTACCCAGGAACCAGGATGTCAAAACTATGCGGCGTTCTTGTCTCCCACAATGGACCTTTTGCCCAAGGCCAGATTCCATAGAACGGATCTGGATCTCTGAGGGCGATGATCTCAGGATGGGGCAGGTCTTTCATGGTGCTTTGTAGTTGGAAATAGCCGCCAGCTTGACCTCGATGGCAGAAAAATCTTTTCTGAACTCGTTCATGTCCCCCCTAAGCTCCTTCATCTCGCTGAGCATGACGCTATGCACCTCAACCCTTGTGCTGATCTGCTGGACGGTCTGGTTGAGCTGCGCCAGCTGCCCAGGAAGAGGCTGGATGGTGGCCCACCAGGAACCGATGGCCGCCGTTCCAAGAATGAGCTGCCAGGGAGTCACCCCAAAGGATTTGAAGAAGCGGTTCATGGGTTCAGGCATGGGGTCACAGGGTGTTGTAGGTTAGCAGGATGCCCAAAAGGTAGACATCCCCATTAAAGGTATCATTGCCATCTCTTTGCAGTTGGAAACGCCAGAAATCACTGGGAGCACTCGGATCGTATAGCACGGAGAAAGTGTCGTACCGAATCGGATTATCTACCGATGATGTTGTGGGGGTAAAAGTAGTCCCGAGTCCAACATCAGGAGATTGGTCAAAAGGAGATGCCTGAACACGAAGTACCCAATAAACTGCCCCCGTTGCAGTAGGGTATGAAGGATTTCTCCAGACTGCCTTGCAAGTAATGGGCTGCAAGGTGTTTGCATCTGGGGGGAAAAAGAGGTCAAACTCAGCTACATGCGTTTGGTTGCTGTTCGGAAACCGAAGCACTTGGTAAGCATAACCATTTATAGGGGAATAGGTATACTCCTCCGCAGGATGGGGAGAAGTGCCATACATTTGCGACAGCGGGACAAAAATTTGCTTCGTAGCTTCCCTCAACGCCACCGGATCTCCATTCACGGTGATGGCCGGGGCATCCAGAGTCCCGTCGTCAGCAATCGTGGCTAGACTTCCCTGGATGACGGTACCTCCCGTGCCATTGGCCCGCAGGATCGCATTGTCCGTTGATCCAGTTGTTCCGGTGAAGCCTGTTGTGTTTGTCTGGTACTCGATGGCGAGAGTCACTCCACCGCTTTGTGAGACTGTGATGGTTGGCGTCATGGGCGTGCAATGTCGGGGTAAACTTGAATCTGGCCCTGCATGTAAGTCTGCACGACCCCGGTGTTGTCCGTCGTTTCAAACTGCCAGACGTAGGTTCCGGCTTTCAGCGGAAGAAACTGCACCGGAACCAGAAAGCTCCAGGCATTCGCGTCCACAATGCTGAGCTGGCTGGCATCGCTGGAGTCCAGCTTTGCGCGAACCTGCGTGGAAGTCCAGGTGTCCCGGAACCAGATGCGGGCGCTCTGAACCGCAGCCAAAGGAGCGGGGTCAAAAACGAGCGATGGGATGCCTTCCCAGGAGTCCCCTTGGACAAAGGACAGGTTTTTATCAAGCACGCTGGAGGTTGCCGGGGTCATTGCCCTGCAATTCTACCACGCCGTCACGCATTATCAATGATCTGTGCGGCGGCAAACCAAGCGTCCACCTCGGCCTCAGTCTTGTTCATCGCTTGCCGGAAGGTTTCCACAGTCGGATGATTGCGACGGACGTTGGAAGATTCCTTCCACCAAGTCGTGGCTTTGAACTTCTCCTCGGTGTCTTGGATGGAGTTGATCCACGCGCCGATCTGAACACAGAGGTTGTAACCGAGAGTGATCTTGAGGGAAGCCAGCGTCACCTTGATGGGTTCAGGCTGGGGAATTGGCCTGTTTTCCCATGCGGCCTCAATCTCGGCCATCGTCGGCTTGGGCGTGCCGTCAAGCATGGTCAGTCCCTCGTAGCTTTCAGGGTCGAGCTTGAAATGAGCGCCGGGGCGGGCGAGCGCGACGGCTTCGGCAAGGTTGGCGGATGAGATTGGCATGTTAAGCGGCTACCTCCATGAGGATGATCGTTGAGGATGCACGGGAGATGGTGGCACCGTCCGTGTCGGTGCCGGAACGGTTGAGGTAGACGGCCCCGGTTGAGTGACTGGCAAGTTCGATCTCGTAGGTTAGTGCCGACGTTGACGCCGGACTGTCCACATAGTTGATCGTAATGGCGTTCATGGCCCCCGCAACACCGGGGTTGCCCATGGCCGTGACCCTTGTTCGACTTCCTGCCGCATCGCCCTGAATAAGCACAGATCCAGACTTCACCAACCGCAGGTTCGCGTAGTTGCTTGTTGCCCCGCCAATGGACAGGAAAGCCATCACCAACACCCTTGAGGTGTTTGCTGATGGCGTGATGCTGGCGGTGAACACGCTCGAAAAGCTGGTGCCGGTAACGCTGGCCGTGTCCGTCTTGGTCGCCTGGACAACCTGAAGAATTTTGCCTCCACCGCTCGCCGTGGCGGACAGCGTGGTGCCGCTCATGGACAGACCCGAGCCAAGGCTGATCTCCTCAAAGTCGCCAGCGCCCGACGCGCTCCCACGGCCAAGCAACCTTGAGGCTGCGGAAGCCTGCGCGAGATTCGACAGAGGCAGGTCGCCAGTCACCCCCGTGCTCAACGGCAGCCCCGTGCAGCTCGTCAGCGTGCCGCTGGAAGGCGTGCCGAGCGGGCCACCGGAGATGAGCACAGGATAGGACGCCCAGGAGCCTGAGTGGAAGCTGCGCCGAACAAGGACTCCTGGCGTGGAGTATCCAACGCTGTTGATCGTGGTCGTGCCGTTGCGGACGAACACAGAGTAGGCCGCCCCCTCGGACGGCGTTGGATCAGTCACCGTGCAGCTTGCCGTGGTGATGTAAAACCCGTTGTTCTCCGCCGTGAAGTTTGACGATTTAATCTCGGCAATGCCTTGGTAGTCGGTGTTGGCCGTCGCGGTAGAGAACCCGCCGCTGCCGTTGCCCTTCAAGATGCTGCTGCCTGAAGTGGCTGGGGCGTAGTCCGTGCCAGATGATGCAGAGGAAAACCCTCCTGACCCGTTGCCCTTCAACAGCGCCGTGCCGCTGGTCGCCGGGGCGTAGTCGGTGCCTGCGGCTGCGCTGGAGAACCCGCCAGCCCCGTTGCCTTTGAGGATGGCCGAACCCGACGTTGCCGGGGCGTAGTCGGTGCCCGACGCGGCACTTGAGAATCCCCCGGCACCGTTGCCTTTGAGGATGGCTGAACCGCTGGTTGCAGGGGCGTAGTCGGTGCCCGACGCGGCATTGGAGAAGCCCCCCGTGCCGCTCCCCTTCAAGATGGCCGTCCCCGATGTCGCAGGAGCGTAGTCCGTGCCGGACGAGGCGTTGGCAAACCCGCCGCTGCCGTCCCCCTTGAGGATGCTGGTTCCAGAAGGGGCTGTCTGGGTGGCGACGGTACCAAGGTCCATGGCCGTCCTCATGCCCGCCTTGTTGGCGGCCTGCATGAAGGCATCGACGTCTGTGCTGGTTGTAAGGTCGGGCATGGCTTCTTAGGGTCTCAAGTATATGCTGGTTCCGTCAGGACGCAAATAGGTGGTGGTTCCGCCGGGGCGTAAGTAAGTCGGAGGAGCGGCGGGCGTCGTGACCACAACTGTCAGGATGTTGCTGGTCAGCCCTTGAAAGGCTCCGGCAAATGGGGTGACGCGATACTTGTAGGTGTCAGCGGCTGTTTCCGTCACTCCAAGTTCGAGAAGCACCACGGTGTCCAGAAGAGACCAGGATGAACCACCGTCGTCCGAACGCTCCACCTCGTAGCTGTCCGCCCCCGGAACACTTGTCCACTCCAGCGTGAACTCTACGTTGGTGTCTGCGGTTCCTGGCCCCGTGAGAACCGGGGCTTCAGACTCCCCCGGCAAAATAACACTGGCTGTATTGCTACTCGGCCCCTCCCCGGCATCGTTGAATGGAACAATTATGTAGTAATACGTCTCCCCCGAGGCGGCGAAAACATTGTCCGAGGCGGATAAGGTGTTCGGTCCTGTTGAGAAAACAGGGCTGTCAATTCCCGGAACAGGTGGGGTATTTGTGCCTCGATAGACATTGTAACCAAACCCTGCTGACCCAGTTTTATTACTGGCCGTCCAGTCGAGCAACGCAACTGTGCTGCCGAGAACCGCCTCAACCGTCAGCACAGGAGCCACTGTTGGCGGCGTCAATGTCCCGGCTCCCTGGTAGGGAGCGATCTGGATGGCTCGGTAGATGTAGCCAAGGAGATTCATCAGGTGAAGCTGCCCACGGCAACAACCGAAACGTCAGCGCCAGTCGTCACCTTCCAGGCTCCCGAGGAGCTGAGAATGCCAAGAGGCACGAAGAAGGGAATGACGCTGGGAAGAGGGTACGTCCCGCCCCCAACAAAAAGGGTGATGGCCGAGCCAGCACCGTCCTTGATGCTGACGGCTCCCGGAGCGTCCGTGGCGGGGACGATCAGCAGCCCGGCCAGCAGGTCGCCAGCGGCACCGGAGCCTCCAAGAACCTGATCGGTCTGGCTGGCGGCGACTGTTTCGTAGGACATTCCTCCCTGGACGGCGGCGGCTTTGGCGGCGGCACCGAAAGTCTCAAAGCCAGTCGTGTAAAACTGGTGGTCAAACGTGTCACGAAGAGGGACTCCAATTTCTGCGCTCATAGTGGGAAAAGAAGGGCGGGTACCCTCTGGTGAAGATACCCGCCCTGTTGAGGTTATTCAAGTCCCGAGATTACGAGGTCGGGCAGGAGGTGGTGCCGAGGCTGTCCGGGCAACGGAGGACACGGATGGCGTAGCCGTAGTTCGGGATCTGCGCCTGATAAGCGGCACGGAGGCGAGCGCTCCAGAAGCCGTTATCCATGTACTTGTTGCAGGTCTTGTCATACTGGTTGATCCACTGGATCTCACCAGCGAAGTCCCAGGGCTTGAAGGTCGTGCCACCACCGATGGAAGCCAAGGGCTTCTGGAGGTACTTGCGGACCACCTTCGGGTGATAGACGATGACATCTTCATACAGGGCGGCCTCGTAGGCGGGGTTGACGACGGCGATGCCGTCCTCGTCCGCGATGTAGAAGGGAACCCGGGTCCAGGAACCATCTTCCTCCAGGTCCCAGCGGGGAGCCTTGTCGTCGATGATGTGGTAGAAGCCGGAGTACACGCGCTTGACGCCGAAGGGCTTGAGCAGCTCCTTGGGCTCGGCCCAGCGGTAGTCCTGACGAACGGAGTCGTTGCCCTTGATGAGCGCACGCTGCTGTTCACCGGACATGAACACCGTGAAGATGGGCTGGCCGTCGATCTGACCGTAGGCACCTTCCTCGCCAGCACCGTCATGGATCATCTTCCAGCGAACGGCGTCGAGGGCATCCTGATGGATCTGGCTGGTGGGAGCCGTGCCATCGAAGTCGCCAGCCGAGCCTTCAACGAGGGCACCGCCAGCAAACACCAGCTTGTTCTCGTCGGGAAGCGCGGCGACATACTCATCGCGGTTGCGGTCTTCCCACAGGTCGATGACGTTCTTCTCGAAGTTGCGCTTGATCTCGCGGACCTGATCCTGGAAACGGTATCCCATGCGGGCGTCCGTGATGCAGATCGGGTCGGAGTCCACGACGAACTCGTAGAGGGAGGCCGTCTTGATGAGCTGGCGGCTCTGGAGAGTCGCGGCGTCGGGAAGACAGGCGTTGGAGGGGTTGGGGGTGCCGCCCTGGACGGAGGGAGCGACCTGGACCCAGCCAGCACCGCCGGAGGGGATGGTGCGCTGGTAGATCACCTTGGAAATGGTGGAGCCCATTTCATCGGGGAAGAAGTCTTTCTCCAGCATGGCGTTCCACGGGGAGGTAAGACGGCCCCGGCGAGCGATGTCGCCGGAGATACGATTCGATTCACGCGCCAGATAGGCGTTTACTGCTTCGCAAGACATAGGGGTAGTTTATGGGGGTTGGGTTTTTCAGGCTTGTGCCGGAAAGGGGAGGGTTCCCTGTGGGAACGCGGAAAATCAGGTTGCCGCCTGGAGCACCGACGACTGGGTTTGTTGCTCCGATCTTTGTTTGCCCCTCAGAGGAGGAAGGACTGACTCAACTCTACTATATGCACATTCAAGCATATAGGCAAGTGCGAGTTTAAAGTCGCGCTTTGATGTCGAGCTGCGACTTTATTCCTTGCGGAACACCACGGACATCCGCAGCTCCTCGACGGGCTCCACGGAATGCCGCCACTGGTAGCGGATCTCGTCCCTCATCACGACCAGACTTCTGGGCGGAAGGACGATGGCATAGCTCTCCGTGTTGCTCATGAGCCGCATCGTGGCGGGGGAGCACATGGAGAGGACGGCGATGACCGGGCCGCACCGGGGTTCATCAATGTGAGGGGCGATCTGCTGCCCCTTCTGATACTCGTTGACCGTGATGGAATGGGCAACGAAATCCAAAATCTTCTGCTGGTGAAGCCGCAGGCAGAGCACGGAGATGGACTCCGGGATGGACTTGCTCACCATGTTTGTCCGGTAGGCGGACTGGCAGCCAAACCTGCGGATGGAATTGCGCTCCCGAACGCAGAGCCTGGGTGGTGTCGGGGGAACCTGCTGAAGGATCGCCGTCTCCTCTTCAGGAGTGGCAAACCCTTCAATCAGGGACAACCCAAGCTCTGCCAGTTCGGTAGGGATCATCAGGCACCTTTCATCGCGGCTTCCAGACCACTCATGAAGTCCTCAGGTTCCTCCGAGGGAGCCGATGGAATCGAACCCGACTTGGCCTTCGGTGCCACGCCGCCGCGCTTGGCGATGGACGCCTTGAGTTCACCAATCTCCTTGATCGCCGCCTCATACTTTTCCTTGAGGGCTGGCAGGAGCACGGCTGCCTGGGTGGCGTAAGCCTGGATCTCCGGGGGAGCGTCCTGGAGGTCTGAGTTGAGGGCGTCCTGGGAGAGCTTGTCCAGGTCGCCACGGATGGACTCAGGCAGCGACTTGGAGAGGCTGTCCCAAACCTTCCTGGCGGACTCGGCCCGGACTGCCTTGGTCTGTTCCGCCTGCTTTGCCTGCTCCTCCTGACGCTTGGCCTCGACATACTTCAGTGACTCCTTGGCCTGGGCCTTCACCTGTTCACTGCGAAGGTAGAGGTTGCGGGCGTCATCCAGGGTTTTCTTGAACTCAAACTTGTCGAACTCGTTCATCCCCGAGGCAAGCTCCGCGAGCTGGGCGTTGCGCTCAAGCACGTTTTCCTGCATTGCGGCCTTGGCAATCGTGGCGATGGGGATCTCGTACTTTTGTGAGAACGCCTCGATCAATGACTCTGCGGCGGCAAGGGGCTGCGCGATGTTGTTGCGGTACTCCTCCGTCTGAGTGACATCCAGAAGCGCCATCTTGGACTCGTAGCCGGAGAGCTTCTCCTTGTAGGACTCCAGCTCCTTCTTTACGGCCTCGATCTCCGCCGTGTTCTGAGGAGTCTGAGGCTTGGATCGAAGCTCCTCCAATTCCTTCTTCAGGTTGTCCCTCTCCGTTTCAATGGCCCGCTTGGCTTCCTTCTGTGCCTTCCAGTTGATCTTGGTCTTCTCACTGGCGGATTTAGGGAGGTCCGCCAGATCGGGATCGGCCTCCTCTTCCTTGGCAGCGGATTGCTCCTCTTCCTTGGCGGGTTCCTCAGGGGTTGCGTCCGGGTCCTCGGAGGTCTTGAAAAGACCCTCAAGAAAGCTGGAGGAATCCAGATCCTCGGGCGGAGGGGAGGCGTTCTCCGGGTTGGTTCCAACGGCGGCGGAGGCTTCCCCGCTTTCGATCATCTCCTGGCTTGCTTCGTTGTCGTTCATGGCGTGGTAGGGTTACTGTCGGGGTTTGATGTGCTCCCATTCCAGGGGAGTGTTTCTGGAAATCTTCTTCGTCGGCGTTGCCAGGGCGATCAGGTCATTGATGGCCTTGTTGTACCCCGCCATGCTGGCGTGCCGGAGGGAGATGGTGGCGAGATCATTGGTGTTGAAGGAGGTTGCGCGGGACTCCTCCTTCAGCACCTCAATGGCGTCCTTGAGCGCACCTTCCTTCAAAAGCGCGGCAAGCTCCGTCATCGCGGTGGGTGAACGGTACCAGTCTTCGGTGGTCATTCCTTCACCTCCTCAACAACAAGTTTGAGCAAATGCGCCAGAGCCCTCTTGAGCTTGGACTGCCTGTAATCCAAGGCGACAGCCCTGCCCTTCCCCTCGGTGACAACCGATGGCTGGTAGATGCTGACCGTCTTGGTCTCCGTGTTTACCTTGAGGACGAATATGTGTTCTGTCATGTGTCAAATCCTTGAACTTCTGGCGATCCTAGCAGCAGCTTCCGCGTCTGCAAGGGCCATGGCCTGACGAGTTTGCTCCTCTTTCAGACGCATTTCCTGGGCATGTTTCTCTTCCGCGAAACGCAGTTTTGCCGTGGCTTCAGCCACTTTCTGCTCCAGGGAGAGGTTGAGTTCACCTCCCTGGGCTGGCTGTTCCTGGGGTTGAGCCTGCTGTTCCCTGGCAATCTTCTCCGAAGCCTTGACAGCGTTGTTTACGATCTCACTGATTCTCTGGAGTTCCTGCTTGAACTGCGGGGCCGCAGGGTCGCCCATGATGAACTCAAGATGCGCCGTCGCGTGCTGGTAGAGTCCAACGAGAACCTGCGCGGCCTGGGCCAGGTCTATCTGACCCTGATCCGCAGCCTGCGCGATTTCCTGGAGCTTGCCGATGTGAACTGGCAGCTGGATGACGTGAAGCTCGCTCGGAAGAACGGGAACCTGCTCGCCGTTGAGGATCTGGTTGTTCTCAAGCAGGGCGATCTTGGCTTCTGTCGGGATGCGCTGGCCTTCTTCAGCCGGGATGTAACGATCCGCAGCCTCAACGCCAGCAAGCGTCCGCACCATGTCACGAACCACCTGACGACGGCCCTGGGGGTCAAAGTTCTGGGAGAGCTGGAAGATCTGGCCGAAGAGCGCCGTCCTGGCCGCGCTTGATCCGTTTCCAATGGCTCGAACCACCTTGGACTTCTTGATGTCGATGGCGACAATCGCCTCCACCGGAACCCCTCGCTCGACACAACGCGCCTTGAAGTCGTTCACCGCCAAACCGCCCGGATCTTCGGGATAGTAGTCCTGGCGGATCGTCCTGCGGAGCATCTCCTTGAGCAGCCTTTCCCAGGGGTTGTAGAACAGGTTCAGGGCCGCGATGTTGATGTTGGACAGGCTTTCCAGCTGGGCCTGAACCTCAAACTTGGAGCGCTCCTTCTGCGAGTTGAGAGCCGCCTCCGTCGTGTACTGCCCGGCGTGCTGCTGGAGAAGCCCGTCCAGATCCTGCAACCCTGGGATGAGCTGGTTGGTCAGATTGGTCTGCGGAGGAGTCACCAGATTCACCCCCTGGGGAAACACCGAGAACGGGCCGATGTGCAGGGTGCTCAGGTCTTCCAAAGCCTCCTCGCTCTGCGGCTGGATCATGATCATGCTGCTCATCAGCACTCCGTCGTACATGCGGCAGCGCAGACGGTTCAGCCCCTGGACGGAGGAGAAGATCTTTGAGCCGAGACCACGGATGGAGTGGAGGTAGCCGTTGGAGCCGACCCCGTACATGAAGAGCGCGTATGCCTGGGAACAGTCGGCGTACACCTTTCTGCGCTGGAAGAGGAAGTTTTTCTGGTCGAGTTCAACGTCCTCGGTGAAGACGTATTGGGACACGGAGCCGTCCAGCTCCTTGATGAGCATGTGGACCAGCTTCACCTCCGTCGCCATCGCGCCGTTGGAATATCCAACGTCCCCGTTCTTGTAGAGACGCTCCACCTTCTCCCAGTTCTCCATCGCGGCTCCATCCCGAGGATTGGCCTGATGTGCGTTTATCAAAGCCTGCTTCACCGCCTTGACGTTCCAGCCGACTTCCTCCGCCAGCTGCTCGTCGGCAATCTTGTGGTACAGCTCATGGGGAGGGCAGCTTCTGGCAAAGCAGGCGACCTCGATCTCCTCCTCGGAGGCACGGGTCTGCCGGGGAACCAGGAAGTCGCCCAGGGGGCTGATCTGAAACCGCCAGTCCATCTCGTCATCGAAATAGGCGACAACGACCCCGTGGGCCAGATACTGCTGAACCAAGTAGAGGTAGCGCGGGAAGAACTCCGGCCATGTACGAAGCATCCTGGTGAACTCCTCCGCCATGACGTTCTCCCAGTCCGCACGCATCTGCGGGTCCCCGTACCGTGTCGGCGTGGTGATCAGCGTGTCCACCGACTCGATCAGGTCCAGGTAAGGCGAGGTTGCCCGGTGAAGCATCAGCTCCGCCTGCCCCCAGTTGACGTTGCACATCTCACCAAGACCATTCTGCACCAGCTCCGAGGGGTCGTAGGGAGGCTCCCCGTCGATCATCGCCTGGATTCTTGCACGCTCCCTGGCCGAGAACTCATCCGCCTTCCTCAGGATCTTGTAAACGTTCCTCGCCTGCTGGGCGTCCTTGATCCGGGCTTTCGTCAGCAGCTTCCCATCCTCGGCGGTGGGAACCAGGGGTGCGGTGCCAAGAGGCAGGGTGTCGGTGATGGTGTCGAGCATGGTCAGCGGTTAGCGGGCGGCCTTCCTGGCTTGCGCTTGACGGGAAGAGTAACCTCTTCCACCGGGATTGTCGAGGGAGAGGCGTCCTCCGCCGGGGGCTCGTCCGGGGTCTGGATGGTCTCCGCATCCTTTTCCATCTGGGCTTTGAGCAGAGCCTCCTTCCTTGTCATGATGGAGATGGTCGGCTCTTTTGGAACAAACGGCTGGTATGTCGGAGCCTCCACGACAACCCGCTCGGTGGCCGGGGGAGGCACAGCGTATCCAAGCATCTCGTCAATGACCGCCTCGTTGATCAAACGGGTGGCGACCACCGCTGAACCCGCATGACCAAGACGGAAGTTCGGATTGTACTCCGCGTTGGCAATCAGACCCGACAAATGTGCCATGTGGAACGTTTCACGGGCCTTGAGAGACTCATGATGCGTCGTGGCGTTGAGCAGACGAGTGCGGATGGACTTGAGCAGGTTGGGTGGATAGACTGCGGATTCCAAGAGATACGGATCTCCATCGGCAGCTCGGGTCACGCCGTTGTTGTCCTTGTACATCCTCGGGGTGTAGGCCGCGCATCCAAGGAGGGTCTTGCCGCTCTGAAGCAGTTCCGAGGCCAGCTTGTCCGCCCAATCAGGAGAAAGAGGAACCGTGTTGTGGGTCAGCAGGAACCAAGGTGCTGTCGTCTCCTTCGAGGCGATGTGCTGGAACACCTCGTTGTCCAGCATCGGCTGGTGACGATTGACCCCAGGCAGGCTGTCGTCCAGCTGGATGTCCAAGCCGTCGAACATGCGCTGGATGTCCTCCTTGCGCAGCTTCGTGCAGTAGATTTTGTAGCTGTGCTTGCTGCCAAGAGGCGACCACTTCTTCAGCAGTTGAGCCAGCTTTGCCAGTTTTGGGAATGTGGCCGATGGTGCGGCGATGGCGATGTTCATGGTATGAATGTCGGGGGATGGAGTAGCTGGGATTCCAAGGATGTCAACGGTTGGCGAACATTCGTCCGAATTTAATTGCCATGTTCTTGGCCTTGCGGTTGATGCCAAAGGTTCCGTTCTCAGGGTCGGAGGCAGCTCGTGCCTTGCTGGACATGTTCAGACGCTGGCGAGCCAAAAAAAGGCAGATCAACGCAGAATCCGCGAGGTCCGGGCTTTTGCCTGTGCGCTTCTTCATCTCCAACTTGGACTCGACCTGCACCTTGCCTTTCTGCTTGGTGACGTAGGATCTGGCGCAGAGTTCGCGTGCCAAGGGTGGCGAGATGCCCTTGATCTGCCCGGACTGCATGTATTCGCGTCCGACGAACCAAATCTCAGAGACTTTGTTGACATAGACCTCCTTGGATGGGCGGCTGTCGGTTCCACTCGCGGGCATGTCCGAGGCACTCCCCGAGAAGTTAACTTCCAGGAAGTCCCCTCCCCAGCGAGCGCGAACCATGTCACAGAAGGGCTTACCCGCACCAGTTCCGTCGATTCCAAGGTGTTTGAGCTGGACTCCCCGCTTCTGGCAGGCGCGAACCAGGAGATCAACGATCTGCTCAGTTCGGGAGGATGTCTTGTTGGTCGCGTCCTCCTGAAGCTCCTCGAAGTCCGTCCATTCCAAAGTCTTCAGCCCGTCCAGGTTGTAGCCGACTTTGCCAAAGTAGAGAACAGAGCGGTCTCCGCCGTTGGTGAAGGAGGGGTCGAAGCCTGCGACGAGAGTAGGAGGTTCGCGCCAAATGGCGGGGCTGTTTGCCTCGTAGCTCAGGATGTCGGCTTCCGAGAAGATGGATTCCTCGCTGCCTGTCGGACACCAGAATCCCTTGACCATTCGGTAGTAACGAAGTGTCTTGACTCCAAGACGTTTTTGGAAGTCATCCAGCTTCTCCTGCGTCATCATGTAGGGGTAGATGGTCTTGCCTGCCTGGATGTTCGGAGACTTCTCCGCGTCAAACCGGATGCAGAATCCCTTCTTGGTCTTCCACTCGTAGTCCAACTCGGTGATGGAGTTCCAACCTGTCTCTGGCTCACAGAACACGCCGAAGGGGTCGAAGTAGCTGTTCGGGTTCCCGATTCCGATCATCTGAAACTCGGGGTTCGCTGCCAAGTTGGACTCGGCGGCGTTGATCAGAGCCTCGGATAGCTCGGGCAACTCGTCTGCGATCAGGATGACCCGTGTGCCTTTGAACCCGATGACCTTGCCAATGGACTCCTTGGCCTTCGACTTTTCCCCTGCAATGAGGGTCAGTCCCTGCCTGTCGGAGCGCATGTCCCCCGATTTGTAGCGGATCATGCCTGCGGAAGAGGCAAGTTCTCCTGGCATGTTGGCCTCCCCTCCAAGAAGCTGGGCTGCTGCCATCCAATACTCTTCGACTTCGCCCCAAACCCGCTGACGGGAATCCTTGAGCGAGGTTGAGGTCAGTAGCACCTTCGTCTCTGTCGGCGCGGCCATGAAGTTCACGATCCCCCAAAGCGCACCACCAATTCGGGTCTTGCCCGAGGACGCGCAGCCTGCGATGGCCAAGTATTTATGTTCACATAGGTGTTCAACCATTCGCTCGGCCCAGGGATTCCAGTCAACTTTCTTTGTTGACTTGGGGTGATTCCAGATGGCATTGACGATGTTTTTGAAGTGGACATGTGCTCCCGGGCACTCGGGTCCCTTGATCCGGTGACGGAATGCCTGGAACTCGATGAGCAGATCAGTTGGCGGTTTCCCGTTCTGGGGTGCCCAGAGCTTGCCGTACTTCATACGGTAGCCTTGGGTCACATAGCGGGCGATCTGCTCTTCGGTCATGTTTTACGATGTAAATACGTCTTTATTTAACAGTCAACTATTCTCATTTCTGAGAAAATTTTTTCTGGACTGAGCGTAGTAACCCCGGCGGGAAGGGGAAAGGGCGGGGGCACCCGTGGCGTGTCGGCGGCTCATGGCGCGGGAACCTCCGGCAAGTGGAGGGGGGTTCCCCCTATGGGGGGAGGGTCCATTGTCGTGGCTGGCGGGAAATTGGTGGAAAGATCGATGAACCCAGGGGACTCGTTTGATGATGTAGCAGGGAAGTTTATGGAGACTACGGAAGCGGCGGAATCTAGGCCGAACGCCTGATTGCCGAGCTTAACAGCGGTGGCGATGTCCGACCAGCTTTCCAAGGCTGGAGGTAGGGCGGCGGCAAGAGCTTGCTCGACGAGGGCCGCGACTCGTTCGCGGTGGAGTTCGCCCCGACGAGCCAAAGATTCGCCTGCAACGACCGTGGGCGGGGGGAGAGTGGGGGCGTTTGCTATCGGCACGACCTCCCTGGGCTTAGGCCATTTTTCCCGAGTGGCGCGGCGTTTAACTGTTTCATAATTGAGACCATAACGCTCCGCAGCATCCCGCAGGCTTGCACCTAAAAGGTAGGCATCGCGGATTGCCTGCCACGTCTCGGTTTCAATGCGTCTAGCTGTTATCATGTGATTATGAGCGCATAAAAAAGCCCCGACCGAGCAAAAAGCAAGGCCGGGGCCGATGGACCGAGGGAGGCTAGAGTTCGACCACGCTCCCAATCATCCACAAGGGAGAATGCCGGGAGCGGGTGGCGTGGATGGAGTACATACATGGCGTGCAACGCACGACCACCGCAGACCCCAGACGAGCGCGGCACCTGCGCGCCTCCTCCTGGATCACCTCCCGGAGGGCAGCGCGAGCCGCCCCCAGGGTGGAAAACCGATCCGCACTTAATAAATGACCGCTAAATTTGAGAGCGTACATATGGGTTTATTTGTCCGGCCAGTCTGGAAATTTAGACGTGCTACCTTTAAGCTCCGACGGCGCAGGCGGCTCGTTTGTCCACCTCCCCTTTTTATCGCGCCTCCAGCTGCCCCAGCGATCCGCGCCGGACTTCGGCTGCTTTGCCCCCTTGCTTGTCCACGGCTCGCCCACCTCATCCCCAAACGCCGTACTTGCCTTGCTACTAAGCGCAGCATACGCAGCCCACGGTTCGACCTCGCGTGTCTCCCACTGCCCAGACTCAGTGAGGCTGTGCCAAACATAGGGGGCGACCTCATACGGACGCGGCGTAGACTCCTGGACAATGCCCCGCAGAAGCTCAGGCGTGCTGGCAAAAGCCCAAGCATCGAGCGATGGCACCCTTGCGACGTAGAGCGGAGCACGCGAGTCACGGAGAGCGAAAAACCGCCCCTCAGGATCAGTACCGAGGATTGCAAGGTACCCGGAAAGCTCCGAGTGGAGCTTGTCAGGCCCGCCGCTTTTGGCAAGGCTCTCGACGATATGCATGGAGTCACAAGACCGCCGAGCTTTACCAGACGACTCGACAACCCCATTATGCACGAGCGTCCAATCCTCAAAAGCGTGAGGGTGAGCATTAACGGCACCACGGGCGCACGTTGCCGTCCGAGCGTGAGCAATGAGCGCAGGCCCAGGGCCGGACCAGGCCCCCGCAACGATGCAATCAGCAGACACCTGGACGCCCCCGAGCGACTCGCGGATGGCTGGCCACTCATTCGGACCTGGCCACTGTGCCGGACTGTCCCAGCGCTCCGAGAACGAGCCGAGCGCATACCCCCAGCCGTCCCGCTGCGTTGAGGTGAGTTGAGCGTGAGCGCGGGTAATGAGAGCGCAAAGCGCGGACTCGGACAGTTTGCTAGTATTGGTAAGGCCAAAGATTTTACACATAATGATTTAGATTTAGAAGGTTGATTGATAGGAGATTAAACGTCTGCGCCCGATGCGTCAGGCAAGGGGGCCATGTCAGGCAAGGCGGAAGGGTGGAACTTGCGGAGGCGACCGAGCAACCACCATTTAAGGGAGGGCTCCATCGTCGAAGCCATGATCCAGTCCGCCGCCTCTGTGGCCGTGCCGATTTCCGCGAGAGCCGCGACCGCGCCCTTATCAATCGGAGCACGGAGGAAATACAGGCAGGCCATTGCCCAAAGCCTCCACTTGTCCGGGTTGAGGGACGCCGCGCCCAGGCGGATTTCAAGTGTGCGATGCTCGCCCAGGCTGCACACGTTGACCGCCCGGTACCTGTCGGACATGTGCCAATCCGCGCCGATCAACTGGCAATAGCTATTGCCGACGCGAGACGCCGGGACGCACCAGCGCAACACGCGCTCCACGCCGGGGACGACCACCGAGTTAATCCTCTTTTTAAGGCTCGCCGGAACAGCGCCCCCAGTGTAGAGGTCCCGAGCATCGAGGTGAACGTGACCTCCAAAAGATCTAGTCAGACGCGCCCCGAACGAGCGCAGCGCAGCGCAGACGCGGTAAAGCGGGCGCAGGTCATCCCACCTACAAACAACCGGGATTTCCAATCCGTCATGCTCCGCGTGGACGCCCCCGGCCATGATGGGCCAAGCGTGGTTACGGACCGCTTGCGACGGCTCAAGCTTGCATTCGATCTCAAATGAGACGAGCCGCCCCGGTTGATCTTTTTTTGACCTCTCCAGCACCTGGAGGGGGCCGTACTTTTTGATCCTGTCGCGCAGGGGGATCAAAAGCGGATCCTGCCGCTCCTTGCTGTACCTCCGCTGCCGTTGCAGCATATTTACGAGGTACGAGCCAGTGGAGCAATGCCCCGAAAAGCTGCAAGTATAGCCCAGGAGGGCAGAGACGTAGCCCCGCGCATAATCGCGGGGGTGAACCCCATGTCGGAGGAGTGAGCGGCCCGCACGGGTGGCCAGAGGAACGCGGGCTATCTTTTCGGCAGCCTCGAGGCGGGAGGCGGTACTCATGTTTGCTAAGGTGTCAAACTTCATATTCTAGGTGTTCTATTTGTTTTTGTTCGTTGTCGGTGGCTCACGCGAGAGCCAAAAGGAGGAGCAGCGAGGCAAGGAGTACCCCGCCAAGGAAAAGGCGGAAAAGTTCACGGGCGACCAAGGCCCAAAGCTGGCCCGTGGTCAGAGAGTCTAGTTTGCGGCGGCGGGTCATGGCTGATCCTCCTCGGCATCTTCGCGGCACTCCATCAAGCGATCGTAAACTGTGGCCAACGCCACGTACGCCTCATCAAGCCACGCGCAGGCGGAGTTTTTTGGCCCGCAAATCATCTCCTCATCGCTAGCTCCTCGGTCCTCAAGCGCGACGATGCAAAGCAGGTTAACACCGTCAAAAAGCAGACGACTGTGTCCCCCGTTGCGAGCGTACATTCGGCCCGTGTCAAAGGGTAGGCCAGACCGAAAAGCATTCAGAAGCTCATGCTCGGTAAGCTCGTAGAAGTCGAACGGCGACCGCTTAGCGCGGGGCACGTCACATTCGGGGAATCGGTAAATGTTCATCGTGGTCAGAGAGTCTAGTTTGCGGCGGCGGGTCATATGGTTTTGGTTTTTGCTGTGGACCTCCATAATGAGCAGGCCGCGCCCCTTGTCAATGACAAATTTAAAAATAATTTTCGGACACCCTAAAAGGAGACAACCAGCACCAGCAGCACCGCCAGCACCAGCACCAGCACCAGCACCAGCACCAGCACCAGCACCAGCACCGCTGCCCCTCATTACATACCCACCCGGCTTGCCTCCAGCCCCCTAGCGTCAAACGCCGATTTGCGACCTACCCCACCGACCGACAGCCCCCTCCGCCCTCCGCCGCGCCCACGGGGTAACCCAGGGCAACCGCGAAGCCAAAAAGCACGATAGGCTCTCTGAAACCAACGATGGGCTCTCTGAAACCAACGAGAAGCACTCTGAAATCGACAGAAACAGGCCTTCCGCGCATCCAAGGGTATCCCCGAGAGTCTCCATGGCCAAATAGGGGTCCAAAGGCGGGGAAAAATGACAAATAAACCACCTACAATGTCATCAACGAATAAACATCCCCTCCGCCGTGGGATGGCCAAAACGCCCCGAGAGGCTGGAACCCCCCTATATTCTTCTTTTTTATTCTGTGGGAATATTATTCGTTGTTATTAAAGAAAGAAAACGCTTCGCGGGGTTCTTGGAAGCCCTCGCAACCTCTTTTCTCCTGCGTACGGCTTCAATTTATCAACTACTTTTAACTCCCATTAACCCCC